ACCCGTTTCTGGGTCAGTCAGTGCAATTGCTAATACTGTAGAATAAGCATCTCCAGTAATATCGTAAGAAAGACGCATTGTCATCAAGTTGTTACGCATCTTAAATGGAGTCTGATAGTTCAGAATATCTGCCTCATCTGAGTACTCTTCGTAAGCAGAACCGATACGGCTTACCTGACGACCTGGGAGCAAGTATTCTACAGGAATGTAAGCACCTGCACCAGCATCTGCAACGTAACACTCATAAACCCATGCACTGCCGTCCTGATAAGGAGTTCCAGATACACGAACTTGGAAACGATAGTTGTCGAATGAAAGAATAGCACCAGGACCAAAGTATTTTTCTTCAAGGCCAATGTAGATTGGTGAGTTGCCAATACCTGGGGTAATTGTGCTTGCGTCAGAAGCAGTTATAATCTTTCCGTTATATTTAACAAAACGAATGTTAACAGCGTGGTCTTGGTCGATATTAACAGACCACTCATATTCGCGATTTTCAATAGTCATCGTTTTACCGAGACCACCAGTAATCATATCAATAGTAGTTGACACGCCATCATCCTTTGTACCAAATACCAGAGACAAGATACCTGCAACTTCGTGAGGCTTTGTAAGCAAAGCGTTAGAAATCATGTTTTCGTCTACAAGGTCAGAGAAACGCTTTCCTCTGTACAGTTGAAGACCGTTAAGTAAAGTATTCATATTATTTTATAATTTATTTATCTCAAAATAGACCACTCACCAACTCGGCAGCATTCTTTTGTTTTTGCTGTGAATTATATGTAGTATGATTTTTAGCTGAGTGTCTAAGTATTTTTCTAAGTTTTTCAGCAGCGGACGTTTCACCGCTTTTAGCAGCACCCGAGATAAGAGCGTCGCCTTTCATTGTAAAGTATGCAGACTCAATTAAATTCTTTGTTAAGTTCTTATTAAAGTCTTTTTGATACTGAGATACACCATCTTGGTCTACCTTAAAGATGTAGTCATACAGTGCATTTCTATCCTCCTTTGGAATAGAGATACCACGAATACTATTAAGCCCGTTTATTTCGCTTGATACGGTCTCAAAGAACTTTTTATTTTGTTCTTCTTGTTGCTTAGCATATTCTTCTTGCTGTTTTTGACTTTCTTCCATCTCGCGCTTTCTAATATCCTTTAATCGCTCAAGAGCGTCTTCAGATTCATCATAAAGCATATCAGCATCTTCATATCTACTAATTTTGGCGTTAATCTGCTCATCTGAATAACCGTTATGTTTCAACAGTTGTCTGATTACAGATTTTTGATTACCTTCATCCTCAAGGTCTAAATTATCAAACGATAGAGACTCTTGTTGTTTACCATAAAAATCTTCAAACTTACCGCCATTCTTAACATATTCGTCAAGTTTGGCAATACGGTCATCTGCGTATTGCGGAACAGAGTTCTGTTCTACAACTTTTCCCAGATACTGTGTAAATTCGTCGATGGTAACAGGTTTATCATCATCGTTAAAATCCGCCATATTCCAACCTAAAGATTCACCTACAGCATCAAATAAAGCTGACACCTATTGAGCTTCAGTTATTTCTTCATCAGAAGGTTTATTATCGCTATCACCATCATCAGTGTCAGCGCTACTGTTATCTGAATCATCATCACCTTCGTCTTTTTGGTTGTTTAAAATATGTTCTGGGATTTTACTATCGTCATTACCAACAGTAAAATCGTCTTTTTTTGTTGTATCCTCAGAGTTTCCTTCTTGGTCGTCTGGAGTCTTGTTGTTGTCATCTACCTCAACAACACTATTCTGCATGCCTATATTTGTTACATCTGTCGTCTCTTCTTTCCCAGAGTCGTTTCCGTAAATTTGGTCTAGCATGTTATCAAGTGCTGATGGTTTTTCTTGTTTTTGTTTCGCCATAATTATTAATTAATAATTAAATATTATTTTCGCATAACTGCGTGTATTGATTTATATATACTAGTTTAAGTTTGTATTTGCAAATTAAATAATATAATTGTAATAAGGATTATAATCTTTACCATTAGCAAATCCAGGCTATAATAAAGGCTAACCGTTCATTATAGCACCCATAGTCTATTCTATTGGTGGTAATAAAAACATTCTATTTGTATTTATAGTACGAGTTGGTGTTATGGTTTGCTAAACCTACGGTGTTTGATAATCATATATATACTCTTGCTTCTACTGATTATTATCTCCAACAGGTTTTAAATAAACCTAATTAAGTGGCTATTGCATATTATCATACACAAGCTTCTCTTGTTGCGTAGGTTGTAATACATTTGGTACTACTGGTGCAATAGGCTTTTTATACGGTTCTCCCATTACATGATAATACTGAGCAGCAGCTTTACGTAAAGATTTCATATTTGCTAAATTTGTAGAATAATGTTCATATGTGTCTCCATAATAACCACCATTCTTTAAATGTCTAGCAAAATCATAAACATTATTTGATTTTAAAGCCGGCCTGTATTTTCTAACTAATGTATTTAGGTATGCATCAATAAAAGCTTTATCATTACTAAATTTAGTATAATTACCTTTACCATCATAGCCATAACCACCATAGTTTTTATTATTTACAGCAACATTACTTGTACCATACTGACTCTCCCAAGCAAGCTGGCTCATAATATTATCATATGTAGGTCTGCTTAAATAACCTCTCTGTTTAAGACCGTCATACACTAACGGTCCTAACTTCTTTGCGAAATTAGTAAATTTATTACCAGTATTTCCAACAGGTTTTAATCTTTTCATATCATTCCTCTCCAGCTACTTTGTTCTTCAATGCAGTTGAAGCTTTAATCTTTTCTCTTTGTAGAGCAGCTTCGTCCTTTTGTTTCTGTAACGCCATTTCATGGTCCATACGCTTCTTTTCTAAGTCTATCTTAGCATCTTCAATCTCTTTCTTTTGACGAGCTTCATAACGCTTAGAATAAGCTTCTTGGTCAATCTTTCTTTGAGCAGTAGCATCTTTAGCTATCTCCATTGGGTCTGGAATGTTGTTCTTATTAGCATCCTTGTCCTCAGTGCCGCGGTAGGAGCTGATTTCGGCAACAGCAATCTTTGTTTGATTATCTGCATCAATCTTATATCTCTGAAGGTCCATTTTAGCCTCTTCAAGCATAAGCTCTTGCTGCTTAGACTCATTCTGCATTTGCTGCAATGCTTGTTGTTGTTGAGCTTCAGCTTCTTGTTGCTGCTGTTGCAACTGCTCTTGTCTGGTCTGCATATCCTTAAGCTTTTGCTTAAGTATATTAAAGTTATCGTTAGTAAGAATTTCGGCAGCCTCTAATAAGCTTGCGCCGTTTTGCATTGCAGGTTGTATCAATGATTGTAACTTTTGTATATTCTTCAAATCCTTAGATGCATCACTTACAAATACATCCATATCTTCATAATAGAACTTCTGTGATATATCTAAGAATGCACGTTCACCATTATCAAATATAAACGATAACTTTTGTTTACCAGTACTTTCCCAAGCTCCCTTAGCAGTATTGAGTAGCATATTTAAAACTCTTCTCTTACACTGGTTATGAACCCAGAATAAAGGCTCTGTAATATGTGATGATTGAATCACAGAACGCTCTACGTTTCCTACAAGTTCAGATGTACTAATAGAACCTTCTCTTTGAGATGTAATACCAGATATAGTACCAGCTAATATTTCAATCTTATCCATAAGTTGGATATATTCAGATATTACATTAGACATTGTTAAGTCTACAGAAGATATTTGATTGAATGATGCTGGTTTACCACCTTCTCTGCCTGGGATATTAAACTCTGTCTCATATGGATTTATAAAGTTTACACCAACTGATGATAAGTAGTGTAACCACCTATCTGGTGTTATACCCATTGATTTAGGTATCTGAGTAATATCCATATTGATAATCTTACCCTTATCTCTCGCTATAGCTAATTCAAGTCTATACCACAATACAATATACATATACTGTAATGGCTTTAATATACTAACAAGAGAACGCGGTATACTATTAGTATTACTATAAATACAACCGCAGTATGGAAGTTTTTGAGAGTTTGGGTTATCTATACTAACATGCTGATATTCTAATGGTTTTACACCAAAGTATATATCAGAGCCAGCTCTATAGCCCTCCCACACTTCTATAATCCAATCTGGTTCTACTGATATTTCAGTACCAACCTTCTTGTATGTTTCATCACAAATAGTTACCTGTGGTTCTCCAGATTCATCTAATACAGTTACATAAAATATCTTTTTAAAAGACTTCCAGCATACATGCCATACTTCTATATTGTGCTTGTTACTAAAGTTAACACCATCTTTATCGTATATACGAGTAGTTATGTGATTAAAGTCGTCTTTTGGATTACCTTGTCCCATACTACCAACTGGTGTTCCACTAATATATTCGTTTAACTTATTCAGGTCCTTTTCTTCTAACTTGTCGTAATATCTATCGTATATTTCAGCTATTGGTAATCGCATTTTGCGTACACACCAAGAACCATCCTCTATAAACTCTAAGTCAGGACTTCTATCATAATCAAAATCCATAGGATTAACTCGTTCGGCATAAGGCTCCCCATTCTGTATTCCTACATAATAAACCTCAGTACCGCTAATCAATCCATCTTTCCAACCTTTGATAAACTCATTTCCTAAAGATAGTTTTTCTTTAAGATATTCAAGAGTATGATATGCTGTGTTTTCTACAACATCTTTATACTCTTTATCCATATATTTAGCTATAGCTTCCGGTGGCATAATCTCACCACTCTGAAGCTGCTGTTGAAATTGCTGCTGCTCTTCAGGACCCATTTTTGATTCTATAGAAGCCAACATGTATTGCATCAGCATATCTTTTTCTTTATCTTGCAATTCTGACACAGCTTCTTGAGATGTCCTTATAACTCTAAAATTAAACGGCCTCTTAGTTTCTTCACCTATAAGAAGGTCTATTTTTGGTCGTATAATATTAAAGTCTTGTGGAGTGGCAGGAAAACCATCTTTAACCTTAAACGGATTAGTTATTCGTTCAAAGTCTTTTTCATCAAAGATACTATTATATAAATTATAATAAACCTACATCTCTTTATGCTATGTAGCTCTATTACCACCACCAGAAGACACATCGCCTTCACCTATGATATAATCCACACATTCTTTTTGCCAATCTTTACCCTTTTTAGATAAAGGTAGTTTCTGTTGTGGGAAAGCGGAATTATACATATTATCTCTATCTCTCATTGTTAAAATGTAAATACAGGTGTGTCGTCTTGTACTTCATCACTGTCCCACCACTACTGGCTAAACAATGGCATTTCAAAGAGTTCAACCTATTTGTTTTTTTCTTTACTTTCAGCTACCCTTACCTAATATAATTCTTCTCTGTACAACATTGTCATACATAAAGCTATAACTCTATCGACGTTTTTAACACCGTCGTTTTCTATAAGTTCTTCTAATAAAGGTTCGCTGTATATTCTCTCTAAGTTTGGACGCCCAGGCTCAAATTCATCCATTAGCCATTCTAATATAAGACCCTCTCCATATGCTCGTATGGATTTAGTCATATGACATCCCTTTCTTCTTTGTACTTTTGAATCTTTAAATATTTCAGATATTACCTTGTCTGGCTAATCTGCTAAAAGATAGTCGCAGTGTTTATTTGTAAAATACGGATATATACCTTTACGTTCATTCTCAAATAACAATCTAGCATTATAGAACATCAAAAGTTTTCGCACATTCTCATAATACTCTTCAGCCGAATCTGGCCTACCAGAATATTCTGCTACTATTACATCATTCCAAGCCTCTCCAGCTTTAACGCGTTTAAATATAAATGTTGAGCCTAAAGAGTTTGTGAATGATTCATCGTGGTCATATGGGTCGCAATTGTGTGTCATTATATTCCTACACATAAACGTATGTGTATCACACTCAAAATTGTAAACAATTCCAGTATATTTACCAACGGTTAGTTGTTTTATTTTACATATTATATGTTTAAACTCATCATCAAAAACTATTTGTTTATTTGAATGGTTTGACAATTGCCTATCTATAATTTTACCAGCTTTAACAGCATCTTCTATACAATACTTATCAAATAAACGTTTTAAAAGAATAGAGCCTGATTGAGCTACTCTTGCATGATACGCTTCTCTCTAATTTATAACTCTTCCCAATATCGTAGACTGTTTACTATTTCTTAGTTTTGATATACCGCTTATTATTTTAAGTGCAAATAGTAAATCTTGAATGTCTTCCAATAGGTTCAAACTCACACTTACAAACTCAACTGTTGATGTGTTATTTCTATTATATACGCATCCGTCTGAAGCAAGATAACCAGCTATTATATTTAGCTTATATCTATCATTTATTCTTTTAATTCTGTCTGGTATTGATTTGTTATAACAGCTATTACCAAATGTACTATTTAACCATTGCTATACTCTTTTAGATGTAAAGTTTAACTCTATAGTGTTTCTCCTTACTCTATAATACGGAGTTATACCTAATTCGTTTTGTATAAAATTATAACATTTATCAAAATAAAACTTTTGATTTACATCGAATGAGATAGATACTGAATGCTTCTTACTATCACACCAGCCATCTCCAAGCCATAGTCCAACAAACCACCAAAACAAATCAGAATTTATTGGGGCATTTTTACATTCTTCATTTGTATTATAATACACATTTGGAAATTTACAATAATATCCAGTTTGAATATCCTTTGCTTTTATAAAGCTATGTTTTCCATATAATGTTGGCGAACATAATATTGGATGTTCTCTAGTAAATGTTGTAGTTCTATACGAATTAGCAGTTCTAATAGTATATATATCTTCGTTTTCTTTATCATAACGCTATAGGTTACGTATATCAACAAACTAACCATCTTTATTTATAAGCTTGTCATCAAGAGTAACATCTTCTACATTTACCAATCCTCTTTGCGTGCACACCTTTTCTCCAGGTGTTAAACATCCTCCTATATACAACCCATATGGTGGGTCTTTTACAGGATACTCCCATATAACTACAGAACCATGAGGCTTATCATCTTTCTTTAAATGGTATGTTGTTATATCACCGGACTTCTTTTCTTCAGCTTTAACACCACCATTTCCATCCCATATTAGGTCAACAATATGCTTCATATTTCTAAGCTTTTCATTGGTTCTGATACGTGTTAGTTGATTCATTAATAACTTTCTTGGGAATATATTTTTACCCAACTCTAATACAGCTTCTTGTGGTTTTAATGGGCGTTCAGATATAAATCTATCTATAGATGTTTGTGAAGCACCTCCGTCTTTTACTTTATTTCTCTAAGATATAAGTTCTTCAATAGCCTTTTCTTTAAGACTATTTCCATCTTTATCCATAAACCTCTACTGTCCGTTTTCGTCAGTAGATTCCATATTAGACCATGCCGGAACAAAGAATCCGCATTTTGTACTACTTTGACCATCATCCCATATATTAGGAAATGATAAACAGTTAAACGCTTCTGGGTGATAGAATAAATTCTTAAGGCCATCAAATGAGCCACCCTCAGTTCCTCCAGTACCAAACGCTATCATTAAACCGAAAGCTACACCGTCGTCTGTTTCTACAGCAGGTTGTTCAACTCGCCAAGCAGTTTCTAAGTTTGGGAACTTACCGCCCTCTTCAAATAATACTAATTTACCACGAGTACCACGAAGTCTTTCTGGGTCGTTTTTAAGAGTTATCCCAGTTATACTTGATAGGTAGCCCTGCTCTGTTTGTTTACCAAATTCGTCCGTAATCTTAAAACCAGAAACTCGTTCCATACGAGTACTTGTTAATCTCTGTTTAGACCAAGCTGTATTCTTGTCAATAAAATCCATTATCTGCCAAGCTTTAGTAAGAATACCATCTCCAATTAAAAACTTCTGTTCTGAAGCTACAGCGAAGTTTTTAGAGCCGGGTATCAACTCATAGTTCCTAACAAGCATTGATGCACCTTTGAACGAATATCCTCTCTGGCGACATTTAAGATTTACCATATGTTTACCTTGTAGCTCAGCTTCTTCAATCGCATTGAAGTAATAGTAATCATAATCCCAGAATCTCGGAAATCCAAATATACGCTCACGTCTCGTTCTCTTATCTCCAAACCTGTCTGTATACTCAACTTCCTACAACTTCATAATTGGACTATAGTTCAAGTAGAAGTAATTATATCCACTTATAGAATCACCATCTGGTGCTGTATATCCGTATAGACATCTATTAGTTTCTTCGTCCCAATACTTAGCATAGTCAGTTGTTCCTTTTGGTGCTAATGTGTAACATCCATGTTCCTGAAAGAATATAGCAGCTTGTCTAAATTTATCACTATTGAGTATCTTCTTATTAAAGTCAACCATAATTATTTAGCAATTTCATACATACCTATAACACCACCACCTTTAATCTTTCCAGATTCGAGTTGTTCGGCTTTTGCTTGCTTCATCGCTATATCCAACGACTTAACAACACCGCTAACATCTTTAAGTATCCGTGTTATCTTTAAGGCTGTATCTATATCCATATTACCTTCTGAATACTAATTCAGAGTTTCTATCAAACCTTCCGCAGCTGACTAAGATGACTGTAACAATCTAGTCCCAGGAGTCTGTTGAAACTCCTAGAACCTTTTTGCTAATATCTTCATTTCTGCGGTTGGTATATATTTATCATTATTGAATACATCTTTACCGACAATAGAAGACCTTTCCTTCTCTGGATATGCTTCATATGGGCTATTCCATTTATAAAGCCATATTATGTATTCAATTTCCTTCAGCGCCTAAGATTTATCCTCCGCACTATTATAGTGTTGTTTAAACGGAGGTATAGCTAAATCCTAAGTACTAAGTTTTATTTTACCACCTTGTATATCAAACATTACTTTCTAATAGTTTTTGTCCAATATGAACATCATTACAAAGCGCAGATGTTATATATGGACTCATGTTTTTAACATCCTAAATATTTGTACTCTAATCAAAATCATTAACCTACAATTCAAAGTGCTTTCTAAATAACATAGTAGCCACTTTTGCTGATAGGTCTTTAACATTGTCAAAACTACAAGAGAAGAACGAAATTTCTGGCACGCTGTTTACAAGATTTGCACCTCTTGCAATATTTATTTCATCCATCATCTATACTGTAAGTTCGTCAAGCATACCAACTTGGTCGAGTTTTGTTGTATAAATAAGTCCAACTTTTGCTAAAGCATCTACAGATATAACCTAAATTAAAGCTTTATAATCTTTTGATAATATAGAATACTTTTTGCTTAATCCGCATATATTTAAAGTTTCAACAAACTTATGTACATATGGTCTATTGTTGTACGGGTCGCCATCCTTTACGTACTTATTTTTAGCATAATAGTTATTAATTATAAAATATGCATGCATGCCATAATATCGTATAAGTTTACAAGCATCTTCAAGTTTTATAAAATTATTATTACTATTATCTATTTCTGCAAATGTTAATTCAATAGGTGTTTTATTTTCTGAACCATTGTTAAACTACTCTTGATTACTTACAATCCATATATTATCTTTAGTAAATGTTACTTTCAAAACAATATTTTTCCAACCTTTCTTAAATGCATCTTTAATAACATCTTCTATTTTTGTATTAGAATTTATAGATGGTTTAGAATTTATACATTTAAGAACATTGTCAGCAGCTTCAAATGATGTTGTAGATGGTGTAGTAGAATTAGAGCTCAAATCGGTTATAACCTCTTGTATTGACTTTACAGAAGCATCCTCTACATTTGAACCATTATATCCACCAATTCCATTTATATAAAGTTTATCTTTATACGTCTAATCGGTCTGTTTAAATAACGCTACCTCTAATGCATTCCTTCTAACATCTACATCACTACCGCTACCAACAGAAAATATTGTTTGTATATCTCCATTTGCTGTGCTTGTAGATTTATTAAATATTCCACAAGCTAACTCTCCATTATTTGTAGCACTATTATATTTACCAAATATAGCTAAGTTTGAAGAATATTTCCCATCTGGTCTTTGCAATCCAATCAACCCGCTACCAACAAATATAGAATTATTATTTCCAATATTGTGTAAATTTTCACCAAATAAAATAGAGCTCTTAGAATAATTTATTACAGAATAGCAAAGTACTCTGTCATAATCTTTAAGTTTGTTTAAATATACGTTATTAAACTCTACAGTATTGTCATCTATTCTTGTATAATTATCTGCGCTTCTAGAAATAAAATTTGTATCGGATAGTTTTTTCAAGATATATTCATCATTCTATTTTAAAAACGCATATTTATCGGTTATAAGTAGACTTTTTTGTTTAATAATCCTATTTAAGTTTTTATTAATATTAGATTTTAATCTTAACTTCGGACCGTCGTTGTGTTTTATAACGTCTGCAATAAAATATCTACTTGATATAATAGAACCATCACCTTCTGATATTGCTCCAGAATTTAGAACAATATTGTAATAACCGTTAGAGCAATTAATTTTACCAGAATTTATATTGCCAGACCCAAGCTATTCATTTTGAAATTCAGATAACCTGCCGAAATTATCAAGCATATTTATATTTATATACGGCTCATCGCTGATCTAAATTTCTATAATTATTACTAAATTTATCAAAAGTACGACTGAACTTATTTACATTTATTATCTTTTCTAATTCTGATTGTTCTTGAGTGCCAGGATTACTGCTACCAACTAATTGTTTTGTAGCATTTGCGTCTAACACATAACCTTTTGGATAACCGTTATTAGAAGCGCCTATTATAACATTTAAATGCTGAGACTCGCTTATACCGCCTCCGGTTAAAACAGAATTAGTTAATTTCGCTGTATTCATATTTATATATCGTTTATGTTAATTAAAAAATACTGTCTATCTCAGATCCAGTTAGTGCTACAGAATTGTTTGTTAATGATATAAATATATTATCATGATATATATATATACCGCCTGCGTTTACATCATAATAGAACACATCATCAAATGGAATTACGTTTAAAGAACCATCAGTTTCACCAAAATAACTCTACAAACCCCAATTGTTATAATATTTATCATTGTCTTTATATACAAATTTATTTTGTTCAATATCATAATAAACATAGCCGTTTGTAGAGATAGATGCTCCAGGTATTATATCTACATTTTCAACAATACCATAAAATGGAATCATTACATTCCTCTTAATAGAGCGTACTAGATGAGTGCTTAGGCAAGGCTCCCAATCGGTCCATTCATCATTCTACTTATAATTTTTAATTTTATATCTACGACTCCATATTGTTGGCGGTGTATGCATATCGTAGCGCATAGTACCAGAAGTTTTTGGATTGTATACATCTAACATTAATGATGTTATAGCTACCTGTGTTATATTTGTACCAGAAATATCAGTAAACTCATATAATGCACCAACTTCAATTTCGCTATTTCCATCACTTGTAGTAGTAACAAGTGTGTACATATTTACAGGATGGTCTTGTTTTAATACTTTTAATCTTGAAGCTTTATCAAAATAGTCATTAAGATTTGCTATATTTACCTTCTGTGTAATTCTGTGATAATTAGACTGTATTTTATTTAAAGCCTGATTTAGCGTATCAGTAGATTCTACTTCGCTATAATTAAGGTCTAAAGGTAGTGTTTGTCTATACCCTGTTAAACTTGTTACTACATCTGTGCCATGGTCTTCTGGAGTAAACTTTTGTGGTTTATTCTTTACACCAGACCATTCTACACTATCAGCAATCTCTGCACTTGCAGCTGTACCGGCTACATAGGCTTCATATCCAGCCATTGAATTAAGGTTATTATCATCCTTAACAAAAAACATTCTACCGCCATCTGTTACTTTTACGGTATCACCATTCTATATCTGGTCTTTTGTTAATGCAAACATAGCTGCCTGATTAGCAACTACGACACATCTTTCCATAGCTGCCTTTGGTATGTTTGCAAGAGGTACTGTTTCTGAACCCCATTGAATCCCAGATGATTGTATTTGATTTGCTACGTTTGCTCTACCAACAACAACAGCACCGGATTTTAACTTATCGTTGTAATACTTAAGACCATTAATGTCTAAAAATTTCTTCTACTCCATTTTCTTTTATTAAATTAATTTACGCATATCAACAAATGCATTCTTTCCTATATATCTTCCATTATATAACTATGTGCCGTACCCGTACAATGTAATCATATATGTAGAGTTGGCTTGCATTTGACTAACTCCGCTTACATTAAGATAATTACCTATACCTAAATTGACTGTATTAGAACCAGTTCTAATTATAAATTTGAACTCTTTAACCGAATTACTATCATTAACATTAGATAGTTTAAGATTAATCCACCAAGTCTGTCCTGCAGGATATGAGAATGCTGAATTATCTAATATGTAAAATACATTATCAGTTACGTCGCTTATATTATTTCTATTAGTAACAACCTATTGTCTAGACAATAGTTTTTCTTTTATATTACTCAAGAAGCAATTTAACCCATTTAAAGTTACTACTTTCATACCATATTATTATAAGTTTATTAATTTAATATAGCATCAATCTCATCCTCTTGTATTCTAACTATACTATCGAAAACCTTAGTATAGTCATCTGAGAGTTTCATTAGGTGGTTATCACACCAAGCGTATATATCACCATTAGACTCATCATAGTATATTTTTTCAACTACTGGTGTTACACCCCAATCGGATGTTATACCATAGTTATTACCACCTGTAAAAGAACCGCAATACAAGCCATCTTGATAACTAACAAATACTTTGTTGACGTCATCGTATACTATATACTAACTATCACTTTGCATCATCGTAATGTCAACATTATGTACGATTTTTTTAAATGGTAATATCTTAGGCTTACTTATCTCTTGTATATCTTTAAACGATAATATCTTAAGCCAAAAATATGTTGATGTTTCCTTACTTGGTGTGCTATTATAATATACATATCTTTCCAAGCTGTCAGAATCTACAAATGTTATAATTCTACATTTATCGTTATTCTAATCTTTGTACATTTTTGATACAGCATCTGCAAGATTTGTATATTCCCCGTTTGGAGAAGCATCATATACCTATGGAGTAGGTGTTATTGGTTGTAATGAAGAACCTAAATTTAATATTGTTTTTTTGATTGAGTTTGCATCAAGTATATCACCTTCCTCAAAATGCTACGAACGAACATCATCGTTATTTGCAAGCATTATAACCTTTGGAGTTCTTGGAAGAAATATATTTTCAACTAATCTCGAACCAAAAAGTTTAGATTTTTTCATGTGCTATAATTTATATTAATTATACAAACATAGGGCTTATATATACAATATAATCCCGTTATTGTCATAAACAGCTAAAGGGAACTACACTTATTGTGTAATCCCCTCAACTTAGAAGCATTGCTTTTCTATAATTATAACGCCGCTTCCCGTAGCAACATCACGCGTTATGCAGCTACCTCAGACCCCTCATTTGAGTCCGCCGCTACCGTAGTAGCATCTACTTGATTCTTCTCAACGTCTTGTGATTCCTCTGCAGATGCATCAGGCGCGCTCAATTTCTTATCGCTGGAACCAAAACCATTCTCACCACGTTCACTTTCGCTCAATTCCGCTGCCTCTGTTACAGTTGTTTCTGGAATTGGCATGATAATCAATTGTGCAAACTTTTCACCTACACCATACATAGCTGGACGAGCATCTGTTGTAACATGCATCTTAGCCATTATTTCACCTCTATAGCCAGAGTCGATTACTCCAACCGAGTTAGTTAAAAACATAGATTTGTTTGCAATTGATGAACGAGGGAACAGTAATCCAACATGACCTTCTGGTATTTCTACAGCTAAGCCAGTATGGTAAACAACTACAGTTTGTCCGCATTCATTAGATTCTAATGAAATACCAACTGTTGTTAAATCAAGTCCTGCGTCGCTCTTATGCGCGCGTATAGGCAATACAGCCTTTTCATCTAATCTCTTAAATTTAAGTTCCATTCGTATTAGTTTAATTAATAAACATTTAATTAACCCATCTTACAGCATGGGAAATCTGTTATGGACGCCCCAGTAGGAGTCGAACCCACCCTGCCATCTTCAGAAGATACGCGGTTTTAGAGACCGCCAGTGCCACCGTACACCATGGGGCGTAATGTGCAGATTTTATAGATGCCGCACCATCTTTATATTTATAAATTAAATTCTATCACATTGATTGTGTAGTTATGTGTATTAAAATTATGAAATGTAGTTGCGGAGGATGGAATCGAACCACCGACCTCCAGGTTATGGGCCTGGCAAACTACCTCTGTTCTACTCCGCGATATTCCTCTTTGATAGAGGTGCAAGAATAAAATAAATAAAATAGATTAATATTTTATGTTAGACTGGTATTTCCCAGCTTCTCTACTTACGGGGTAGAGTCCCGTTATAGTTTAAAATGAAGCTGAGTCTGAACAACAATCACTCGATGTTACTTCAGCACATTTGTTATTTTCATTTTTAATTTGCTCTTCGATTCTCTTACGCTCTTCTTCTTTTCTATATAAAATAAACTTTTTTATTTTATCATCATTAAGAGAAGATACTATATATTTACTTCCTACTTGAAATGAAAATACAACATCGCCTTTTTTTACATTGTATACAGTGTCATCGCCATGTGTTGTTATTGTCATATCATCATCTGCAACAAACATTCTGTTTATAGATGGATAAATCGAGAAAATTGAGTTTGAAAAGAATTTACCATCTTTCTCAGATACTTCAACAAAGTCTCTCCAGCTTGAATATATTACATTCTTCATAATTACTTACGTCTAAATATGTTAAAAAACTTTTTAAACAGAGAACTTCTTTTTATAACAACTCTTTCGCCATCAGCTTTAATATAATCTCCATCATTTAGTTCTACTGCATCTGTGTAGCAGATTTCAAATCCATTATCGTCAAAGCGAACAGTATTGCCTCTATCGAAGATAAACTTCATCAAATTAAATATTACATCACGCTCAACAATATCACAGTACTCTGCAAACAAATGCTTTGTTATAGGTGCATTATTATTGATACAGCCCTCAACAATAGCAATAACAGCATCATCGTATGATTCAAGTTTTGTCATATCGATGATAAACTCTTTCTTATTTTTCTTTACACTCTTCATTTTATTGTATATTTTAAAGTTTTATCTTCTTTATATCTTTTCTTAAGCTTAAATTTAAAAAGACCGTTAAAAAGTATATCTTGAATATTGTCTTTACTCTTCATAACCTCTACTGTTTGTAGAAATACATGATGACATACTTTATTTACAACGTCTTTATCGTATCCAGTCTCTTTAGAAATCTATTTAACTATAGTGTCTATGTTTATCATTTACACTTAGCCATAATATCGTAGTAATAAATAAGTTTGCTACTTTTAAGCAAATCAAAACGCCTACCACTAATATTCTTCATAAGTATAACGTCGCCAACATTTATATCATATGGGCGGTCTTTCATTCTCATGTATGACATTGGTAGTTTAATTACTACAGCTTTACGAAAATCAGATTCAACTTCTCTAACCTCAGTTTCTACTTTATCAAAATCTACTGCAGAAACACCATTTTTATCTTTCGTAGCAGTATTGTTTGAAACTGGTTTACTAAATTCTTTCTTGACCATAATTGGGTCCAGCAACTTTACTAAAAATGTATCAGTAAATTCATATTGGATTTTTTCAGCTATACTTTCTGCAAGTTGCGACTGGTCTATGATTGTGTTTTCCTTTTCCATTACTTCTTTAAGGTTTTGAGATGGTTTAGAACTTTTATCAAGTTTTTAAGAACTGTTCTCTTTTCAACTTTAAGACAAGCTGGCTTTTCTTTAAACTCTTCATCAAGATTAGATAACTCTTTATTGTATGTATCAATAAGAATATCCATTTCTGTAAAAATATTCTTGAACTCTACGGCAGCTTTCTTTTCGAGAACTTCTTCAAGATAACTTTCACTTATAAGTTCATTTGCATATTCTGCATCAATCTTAAATGAAGCATCAAACTTGAAATGTGATTCTTTATCATCATAACCTCTTGATACTGCATGTTCGTAAAATTTCTTATCTTCTGATAAAGTTAAAATATCACCAACTTCTAAATTGAAGAATGGAGTTTTTACTCTCAATTTGTTTTTCATGTGTTTTTCTTTATTGAAATTTGACCCCATAACGTAAGAATATTAAAACTGGTTGCAAAATATTAAAAACTTTTTAAATTTGCAACTTTTGGATATAAAATATCGTTAAGGGGATAATAGGGGTTAATAATAATTAAGACTATATAGCTAGTAGATATAATATAATCTCTATATAATATATAATATATATACCATATGATACAAATAACAGATAATACATATACAAATCATTCTGGTGGTGCTATAGGTTCTGATTCATACTGGAGTTATATCGGTGATATGTATGGCGTTAAATCTAATCACTATTGGTACGGAGTTAGAACACCTAATGGTAATTACGAAATATCAAAAGATGATTTTGAAGAGGGTTGTAAACACGTATTAAAAGCAAATAAAACACTTAACAGAAAACCTTATAAGTATATGAACTCACTGGCAAGAAATTATATGCAGGTAAAAAAACTCAGATGCTATATTTGCTATAGGAAGTATAAGCAATGGTAAAGTTAAAGGTGGTACTGGATGGGCTGTACAAATGGCAATAGATGATAATAAAATAGTATATGTTTATGACCAATTTAGAAAACAGTGGTTTATAAACAAAGATAACAAATG